GTACTGATTAAAACATTTCATTATCCTTTGCTCTTGTGTTAGAGCTTGAGCTTGCGATTTAGCAAGCTCATCTGGATTTTCGTTTATTGTGTTAAAGAATGTCAATTCCACCACCTCTCTGACCAACTGAACTCTACACCTAGCTTTTCTAGTTTACCAACACATCTTCTAGCCGCTGCTCTGACTTTACCGGCATACTGTGGGCTAACATCTTCAGATTTTCCATCCATAGTACTACCAGAAATGCAATCATCTAAAACAGCTTTTTGATAAACAGATAATTTATCTGGCAGTGTTTTCTTTTTGCATAAATCGTAGCTAATCTCTGAATGTGCAAAGCCGATTTCGTTTTCTGGGTAAACTTGTCGTTCGTGACCTTCCCACATTTCGGTAATAATTTTGTCAGTTTTGTTGTAGTTACCATATTTGGTAACCATTTCGTCTGTATAAAATTCACAGAGAACCTCAGATATACAATCTGAGGGTCTGTCCATAAGAATCTCAATTTCGAGATTTGTAAATTTAGTCATTAGTTTGTCCTGCTCTGTAGTTTTGTTTGATAAGTTGTCTGACAGCATTTTCCGCAGCTTCGATAGTTGGGAAAGTGTGTCTTGTTTCGTAGTAAGCTGGGCAACCAGCAGGGTCATAGACATCAAATCCAACACTGAATATTGATGTCATAATTGTGTAGCCTCTATATTTGTCAGACATTTAGTTTTCCTCCTTGTATTCTTGGTTAACTTCCCAAAGCTGTTTTATTGCAGTAGCAACAAGTACACCTTCTCCTTCTCCAAACATAAGAAGTTGGTTTAGAACATCTTTTATTGGGTTTGGTGCTGAGTTGTACATTGCTGCATAATCATTAGCAATTGTTTCAACCATGTTTTTTAGATCAATTTGTTCAAGCTCTTGATCGTGAGCCTCATGATCTGCTTGAGTCATGTAGTCAGTTTTGTTCATAAGAAGTCTGTTTTGTTTTGACATATTAATTATAATACAATTAATATTAATTGTAAACCAATTAAATTTGATGTAACATTCACAGTAACAACTTATTTGTATGAGACATTTAGTTACTGGTGGTGCTGGCTTTCTTGGGTCGCATTTAGTTGATTCATTAATAAAAGACAATCAAGAGGTCATTTGTCTTGATAATTTTCATACTGGCAAGAAAAGAAATGTTGCCCATCTGATTGGTCACAAGAACTTTGAACTGATTAGACATGATGTAATTGAGCCCATACTGCTAGAAGTTGACCGTATTTGGCATTTAGCTTGTCCAGCAAGTCCTGTTCAGTACCAAATAAATCCCATAAAAACCATAAAAACTAGCTTTTTTGGTACATATAATATGCTCGGATTAGCAAAAAGATCGGGAGCAAGAATACTTTTTACCAGTACTTCAGAGATTTATGGCGACCCACAAATCCACCCACAGCCAGAATATTATCTCGGCAATGTAAATACGATTGGACCTCGTGCCTGTTATGACGAGGGAAAAAGAATATCTGAAACATTGATGACTGATTATAAAAGAGTTAATAATGTACAGATTCGCATTGCTCGTATATTTAATACTTATGGTCCAAGAATGTTAAAAAATGATGGAAGGGTAGTTAGTAACTTTATTACACAGGCATTAGCCAACAAACCAATTACTGTTTATGGAACAGGTACACAAACTAGGTGCTTTTGTTATGTAGATGATATGATTGCTGGACTTAAAAAACTTATGGATTCTGATTGTTCAAAGCCGATAAATTTAGGCAACCCTGTAGAAATCACAGTTAATGAGTTGGCAATGCGTATATCAAATAAAATTAATTCTGCTTTACCCCATGTAAATTTACCATTGCCAGAAGATGACCCACAAAGAAGAAACCCAGACATAACATTGGCAAAAGAAACTTTAGATTGGTTGCCGACAGTTTCACTAGATGATGGACTTGATGAAACAATAGATTATTTTAAATCATTTAAAAAAATTACTTGGAATAAGGAGGCTGCATATTAATGGGAGCTTCAATATTCGAAATTGAGCATAACGGATTGTTTTATGAGTTTGAATTTGATAGTGACCATAAATGGACACATCACACAAAATGGCCTGATGGTCAGACATCATATTCATTGTTACAGGGAGCAGGGCAAACTTTAGAAAATGCCAAGAAAAGGTGTAAGGAACATATTATTGCTTGGTACGAAAATCCAGAAAGCTTTCATGTTGACGATAAATATGTCGACATGAATAATAAGTACATTAAAAAAATGCAAAAACGCAAGGAGGATTTAGGTACTGTGATTTCAACTGAATGTTCTTTATCAGAACTAAAACCATATAAAAACAATTCAAAAATTCATCCCGATAAACAAATTAAAAATATTGTTGCATCAATTAAGCAGTTTGGATTTACACAGCCTATTGTTTGTGATGAAGAAAAAACCATTCTTTCTGGTCATGGTAGATATGAAGCTGCCAAGCAGATGCAGATTGAAGAGGTGCCAATTCGAATTGTAGAAAATTTAACTGATGCACAAAAAAAAGCATATGTTATAGCTGATAATAAAATTGCAGAACAATCTGAATGGGATGAACAAAAGGTCTTAGATGAACTTGCAGAACTTGCAAACTTAGATGATCTACATCAGGATATTGTTGATATTTTAGATTACAATACTTTTTCTTTTTATACTGTCAGACAGATGGCTGTTGCAGATTTAAAGCCACATCCTAAAAACTACAAAGCCCATCCTGAAGATCAATTAGAACATTTAAAGCAATCTATTACAGATAATGGTATATATAGAAATGTGATTGTTGCTAAAGACAACACAATTCTTGCTGGTCATGGTGTAGTTAAGGCTGCACAGTCTTTAGGACTTACTTCAGTACCAGTATTAAAGTTGCAGCTTGAATCTGATAGTATTGAAGCTGTTAAATTACTTACAGCAGATAACGAGGTATCGCATTTAGGCGAGGTCGATGATCGTGCTTTATCCAATATTCTTAAAGAGATCATGGAAAAAAGTGATCTTTTAGGTACAGGCTATGATGAAATGATGTTGCAGAACTTGTTGTATGTAACAAGACCAGCATCAGAAATAAAAACTACAGATCATGCTGCTGAATGGATTGGTATGCCAGATTTCGAAATATCTGAGGAAGCAAAAAAGTTAATAATAAACTTTGAAACATATGATGACAAAAAAGTATTTTGCGAACAAAATAATTTTTTATTTAATGAAAAGCAAACTGAGTCACTTTGGTTTCCTGAGAAAGAACGAAGAGACATTACATCTGTTGGATTTGAGGTAGAAGATGAAGAAGCCTAAATATCCTGTATATGTAATATCAAAAGGCAGAGCAGATACTTGTCTGACAGCAAATTTTTTATTAAAAGATAAAGTTAACTTTAGATTAGTTATAGAACCACAAGAATATGACAAATATGCTAAACACTACGATTCGTCGATAATTATTACAACACCATTTAAAAATTTGGGATTGGGATCAATACCAGTTAGAAATTTTGTTTGGGAACATAGCAAATCAATAGGAGCAAAAAGACATTGGATAATGGATGATAATATACGCAGTATTCATAGAAAATATAAAAACACTCGTATCCGTGTTAATGGCAATATTGGTTTGAGATGTTGCGAAGATTTTACAGATAGATATACAAATATTGCTATTGCTGGTTTAAATTACGTTTCGTTTGCAATAAAAAGAACACAGCCACCATATCAACTTAATGCTCATGTTTATTCCACATTGTTAATTGATAATTCGTTAGACATAAGGTGGCGTGGTAGATATAACGAGGATACTGATTTATGTTTACAAGCTCTGTCACTTGGACTTTGTACTGTTAATTTTAATGCTTTTTTAATCGAAAAAATGCACACAATGACCATGAAAGGAGGTAATACAGACCAACTTTATAAAGGTGATGGCAGATTAACTATGGCAAGAAGTTTAGAAAAAATGTGGCCAAAAGTTGTAGAAACAACAAGAAAATTTCAAAGACCACAACATCATATACAAAATAATTGGCAAAAATTTGATACACAATTGATAAGAAGAAAAGATATAGATTGGGAAAATATACAAAAAACAGATAATTATGGATTACGATTAGTTCAATTGAAACAACCAAAAAGTGGTTCTAAAGAACTAAAAAGACTTTTTGAGAAATAAATGGCAAAAAGATCTACAAAAAAAGAAGTAGAGTGGCGAGTAAGAAAAGTTGCTGCTTTAAAAGCTCGTAATACTATGCGATCAGAAATTGTCGCATATGGTGTTAGAGAATGGGGGGTAAAACCTAGAGCCGTTGATAAGTATATAAGTGCTGCAAATGAAGTTATGGCAACAGATTGGGATGTTGACAGGAGACAATTTACTGCTGATGTTCTTTCTCAACTTAGTACATTGGCTCAAGATGCTAGAAGAAACAATCAGCCACATATAGCACTTGGCTGTATAAACACAATGGCAAAAGTTGCTCAATTGTTATGAGTATCATTGATCGAGAAGGCAGAATATTAGAATCTTCTACTGGTGCTAATTTATGTTGTGACGATATTATTGAAAGAATAAAAGCTGACCTTCATCCCGGCCAATTAGCTTTTGTTAGTGACCAAGATACACAAATCATTGGTCTTTCTGCTGGTTATGGTGCAGGCAAGACCAGAAGTTTATGTGCAAAAGCTGTACAGTTGGCTATTAATAATCAAGGTTTTACAGGTGCAGTTATGGAACCTACTGCACCATTAATAAGAGATATATGGCAAAACGATTTTGAAACTTTTTTAGAAGATTATGGAATCCCATATACACAAAGACAGTCTCCTCTTCCTGAATATTTACTGCACCTACCAGATGGAGATGCTCGCATACTGTGTAGAAGTTTCGAGAACTGGTCTAGAATTATTGGATTAAACCTTGCTTGGGTATTAGCAGACGAAATAGATACTGTTGCTCCATCTATTGCAGACAGAGCTTTTCCAAGAATACTAGCAAGATTACGTTCTGGAAATCAAAGACAGTTTGGTGTCGCATCAACACCTGAGGGTTTCAGATGGATGTGGAATACTTTTGGCAGTAACGAAGCACAAAAGAAAACAGATCGTAAGTTAATAAAAATGCGGACATATGATAACCCACATTTACCACAGGACTTTATTACAAGATTAGAAGAGAATTATGAAAAAGGATTACTACAAGCATATTTAAACGGAGAGTTTTGTAATATAACAACAGGACAGGTTTATGACCGCTTCAACCGATCTGTCCATGTCACTGATACGTTGCCAGATATAACCAACGAACCACTCAGAATCGGACTTGATTTTAACATTGGAAATATGAATGCAGTTATTGGTATTGCTATTGGTGACAAATTACTCGTGGTTGATGAAATAAAAGAATCACATGACACCGACTCAATTGCTCAAGAAATTAAAAGACGCTATCCAGAACAAAAAATCTATGTCTATCCTGATGCGTCAGGAGGAAACAGAAGCACAAACGCTTCGAAAACCGACATCCAAATACTAGAAAGTTATGGATTTATGAACCAATCACCAGCGGCTAACCCACCTGTAAGAGATAGAGTTAATTCAGTACAAAGATTACTTGAAAATGGAAAAGGTCAAGTTAGACTACAAATTCATTCAAGTGCAACTAAATTGATTGAGTGTCTTGAACTTCAAAGTTATACTGAAAAGGGTGAACCTGATAAAGATGCTGGTTACGATCACATGAATGATGCTTTAGGTTACATTACTTGGCGTCTGTTCAATCCATTACATATGGGTGCTGGTCGTAAAACAGGAATTAGGCTTTATTAAGATTATTTATTACACTAAAGAAAACATTGGAGCAAAATGTACTCAGGTTATAACTATTACAACAGAGAGACAAACTCACAAGGTAAAGAAATAAATGACCCGAATGCTATTTGGTTTCAACAAGAGCCTCATTGGATGCTGATAGAAGATTTGCTTGGTGGTACATATCAGATGAGGAAAAGACATAGACGATATTTACCACAAGAACCAAGAGAATTAGATGAATCATACGACAACAGACTTGCTAGGTCTGTTTGTCCACCGTTTTATTTGCGATTGGAAAGAATGTTAGCTGGTATGTTAACAAGAAAGCCTGTCAGATTAAACGATACAGCAGACTCAATCCGTGAACATTTGTTTGATGTCGATTTACAGGGTAATGATCTCAATGTTTGGACTTATGAGACTACGAGGAAGATGGTCAGATATGGTCATGTTGGAGTTTTAGTAGATGCTCCAACAAGTGGGCAAAGTGGCAGACCATATTGGGTTACTTATACACCAAGAGATATTTTAGGATACAGAACTGAAATGATAGATGGTGAAGTAAAACTAACACAATTACGTCTACAGGAAAAAGTATCAGTTCCTGATGGTCTTTATGGTGAAAAGATAATTGACCAAATAAGGTTATTGACCAGAGGTGGTTTTGAAATACATCAAAAAGGAAAAAATAATTTATTTACAAAAATAGATGAAGGAACTACAAGTCTGTCTGAAATACCTTTTTCTGTTGCATATGCAAACAGATTAAATTTACTGGAATCAAGACCACCAATGTCTGATATTGCAGAATTAAATTTAAAGGCATATCAAATACAATCTGATTTAGATAATCAGCTTCATATCTCTGCTGTACCAATGTTGGCATTTTATGGCTTTCCACAAAGCTCAGAAGAAGTAACTGCTGGACCCGGAGAAGCAATAGCCTTTCCTGCTGAAGGAAGAGCAGAATATATTGAGCCTGCTGGTAGAAGTTATGATGCTCAGTTTAAAAGACTTGATGTTTTGTCAAACCAAATAAATGAGTTAGGTCTTGCTGCTGTATTAGGACAAAAATTATCGGCAGAAACAGCAGAAGCAAAACGAATTGATAGATCGCAGGGCGATTCAACAATGATGGTTGTAGCACAACAGATGCAAGATATGATAGATAACTGCTTACAGTTTCATGGTCAATACATTAATGCTGAAGCTGGTAGTTGTTTTGTAAATAGGGACTTCTTATCACAGAGACTAGAGCCACAAGAAATACAGGCATTACTACAGCTTTATACTTCTGGTTCGATTACACAAGAAACATTACTGAAACAGTTACATGAGGGAGAAGTATTGGGAGATGAATTTGACATTGAAGAAGAAATTGAATCTACTCAAAGTGGTGGATTAGTCGAAATGGCACAACCAACAAAACCAGAGGCTGATGAAGAAAATGATTCTGAAGAAGAATAATGGCTCCACCAAATCAAGCAATACCAGAAGCATTATACAGAAATGCTTTAAATCTAAATAGGTTTAGTAATAGTGTTAGCAACGAATTAATTAATAGATATAACGATATTATTCTTGATATTTCATATCAACTTGCATCAATAGATGATGTTACAAGTCCGGGTACTGCATTACGTTTGCGAACCATCCTTGCACAATTACAGGAAAGTCTTGGAAGTTGGGCTATTGACAGTTCAAAAGTAACCATAAATCAATTACAAGGTTTAGTTGTTCTTGAAACAGATTTTATTCAAGAACAATTAAAAAAATTATTGCCTTCAAATGCTGCTAAACGATCTGTCAGGACTGTAGAGGTTAGTTCTAATTTTGCAAAAAGTGTTGTTACTACAGATCCAACTGAAATAAATGTTTTTACATTGCCAAGTGAATTACGTGCAACAGTTACAGGTATAGAGCCTAAATTTAATTTAACTGCGAGAGATGGTGCAGTCATTACACTTCCAAATGGTGCAACAGTACAAAAAACATTTAGAGGTTTGGCAAAACAACAATCAGATTTATTTACAAAAACAGTGCGAAATGGTTTGTTAATAGGAGAAACAACAGATCAAATATCAAGAAGATTAAGAGGAAAACTACAATTTAATCAAAAGGGGACTGTAAGACAAAAAATAGCTGCTGGTGGTGAAGCAACTCGTATTGCTAATAATCAAGTTCATACAATAGTAAGAACAAGTGTTAATCAGGTAGCAAATGCTGCATCAAGAAGTGTTTATGCTGCAAATAAAGATATAACAAAACAATATAAATATGTCGCAACGCTTGATAATAGAACATCATCAATCTGTGCTCGTTTGGATGGTCAGATATTTGAATATGGCAAAGGACCAACACCACCACAACATTTTAATTGTCGTTCTGTAATTGTTGCTGTAATTGATAACGAATTTTTAGATGAATTTGGTATAAGTCGTGATGATTTAGAAATAGGAACTCGACCATCAAAAACAGGACTAAAACAAATTGGTCAATTAGTTCCAGCTAATCAAACATATCCAGAATGGCTATCAAAACAGCCAATTGATTTGCAAGAAGAAGTGTTTGGGAAAAAACGTTCAGCATTGTTTCGTAAGCAAATAAGAAAAGGAAAAAGCCCGACACAAGTGTTTCGTCAGTTTGTTAGAGAAGATGGATCTGAATTAACATTAAAAGAATTAGAAAAATTTACAAAAAACAGTTAAACTTGTTTTAGTTGCTTTTAAAATTATGCCAATGGGGAAAGGAACCTATGGTTCAAAGGTAGGTAGACCACCTAAAAAGAAGAAAAAAGTAAAAAAAGGTGGTAAAAAATAATGGCAAAATCACTAGCAGAAAGATTGTCTGAAGCAAAACAGGCAGCACAAACCGGTAAACCAAAGAAAAATGCCAAGAAAGAAAAAGAAAAAAAGTAAAATACCAGAAAACTATCTGAAAGGGTCTAAAAACAGAAGTGCAAAAGCTGCTGAAATTAGACGTACCGCAGAAGCTTACAGAAAAGGTGAGTATATTGACATTAAAGCTGTTCAAAAATCTAGAGTAAATCAAGATGTCACAAAAAAAAAGAAGAAGTCCACTAAACGAAAAAACAAAAAAAGCACTAAGAGCTAAAGCTGAAGGCACAAGATTTACCTATGGTGAATTAGCTGCTGTTTATAGAAAAGGTCAAGGTGCTTATTTATCGAGTGGAAGTCGTAATGTCAGTATGCCTGCATGGTCAATGGCTCGTGTTAACAGTTATATGAGAGGTGGTCCAGCACGCAAAGTAGATAAAGATATTTATAATAAAACAAGGAAGAGACAGAAATGACTGTTAAACGTGGGAAAGAATCCTTTTCTGGTTTTAATAAACCAAAAAGGACTCCGAATCATCCAACAAAATCCCATGCAGTATTAGCAAAAGAAGGAGATAAAGTAAAATTAATTAGATTTGGACAGCAGGGTGTTTCTGGTGCTGGTAAAAATCCGCAAACAGAAAAAGGTAAAGCTAGACGTAAATCATTTCTTGCCCGTCATGCAAAAAATATTGCAAGAGGAAAAATGTCTGCAGCTTTTTGGGCAGCAAAAGTAAAATGGTGATATAAATAATATAATACATTTAGTTTACGACTAATTTATGTCTGAAGAAAACAAAGAAGTGGTTACGCCACCAGAAAACAATGCAGAACTTGAGCAACTTAAGGAATCTGTAAAAAAACTCGAAGCAAAAAACTATGAGCTTATTGGTAAATTAAAAAATCAAAAACCTGTTTCAGATAAATCTTTACCAGAAGATTATGAAGAGTTACTTGCTTTTAAGCAAAAGCATGAACGTGAACAGTTGGAAAGTGAAGGTAAATACACAGAGGCAACACAAAAACTAGAACAACAGTATCGTGATAAATCTGCAGAGGACAAAGAACGAATACAAAAGTTAGAAGCTAGAAATCGTGAGCTTGAACTTATTGCACCAGCAATGCAGGCCTTATCTGAGGTAACACATGACCCTGAGTTAGTTCTAAATAATTTAGTTCCGAAAGATCAAATACAAATTAAAGAAGGCGTACCTGTTGTTGTTGATGGCTATGAACAGTTACCTGTTCAAGAGTATGTAAAAAACAAACTTGAAAAAGAAAAGCCATATTTGTTAAAAAATAAATTACCATCTGGAGGTGGTGCACCCATTTCAAGACCATCTTCAGATAATTTTTCAGAAGATATGTTGAAACCATTTCTAAAAAATAGTGAAGATATTACTGAACAGGGTCGTATTTTTAAAACATATGGTAAGGAAACTTGGCAAAAGTTGAGAGATATTGCTAAAACACGTTAATATGTAAATATTAGGCAAGGCTACGCTAAGTCAAATAGGGTTACGCCCACATCCGTTAATTTTTTATTCTTGAACACATGGCAGTTCTCAGGAGTGATATTATCGTTCCAGAGGTATTTACGCCTTATGTCATTGAGCAAACTACTGCTAGAGATTCATTTCTTGCAAGCGGTGTGGTTGCACCTATGGCTGAGCTAAATGCTACTGAGGGTGGTGATTTCGTAAATGTGCCGTTTTTCTCGGCAAACCTTTCAGGTGATTTTGAGGTTTTATCAGATTCATCTTCTTTAACACCCGGCAAAATCTCAACTGACAAACAAGTTGGTGTTATTTTACATAGGGGTCGTGCATTTGAATCAAGAGATTTAGCTTCATTGGCTGCAGGCTCTGATCCAATGGCAGCAATCGGTCAAAAGATCGGTTCTTACATTGCTAACCAAAGACAAAAAGATTTACTTGCTTGTCTTGATGGTGTATTTGGTTCTGTTAACTCAACAGATTCTAATGCAGCATTTTTTGGTCTAACTATTGATGGCGGGTCAAGTGATACTCCTACAGGATTATCTCCAAGACACGTTGCTAAAGCTAGATCAATCCTTGGAGATCAAGGAGACAAGTTAACTGCTGTTTGTATGCACAGCAAAGTTTACTACGATCTCGTTGAGAGAAAAATGGTTGACTATGTTCTTGCATCAGATGGTAATGGTGGTTCTGCAACTGCTTCTGGTGGTTCTATCTCAGGTGCATATGGTGGAGACAATACAGTTCCAACATATTGCGGACTAAGAGTAATCGTTTCAGATGACGTTTCTACCGCAGGGTCAGGCTCATCAACTGAATACAGTACATATTTCTTTACTGCTGGTGCAGTAGCTAGTGGAGAGCAGGCTGGTCTAACAACTGAAACAGACAGAGATATTCTGGCTAAATCAGATGCTATGGCTATCGACTTGCATTACACATATCACCCTGTTGGTTCAAAATGGGCAGTAACAACAACAAACCCAAATAGAACTCAACTTGCAACTGTAGGCAACTGGTCGAAGGTCTACGAGACAAAGAACATTGGTATCGTAAGAGCCACTAATGTTTCTACTCAAGACTAGAGGTAATTAAATCATGCCAAGTTTATTTGAAGTTAGTGCTGGTAAATTAGCTGGACCAACTACTGGTGGTACAGTTACCCAAGCAACAAACAAATCTACAGGTGTAACTCTTAATACTGAGAGTGGACAAATTACTATGAACAATGCACAGCTAAATGCTGGTGTTGAAGTAACATTTACAGTAACAAACGATAAAATCGCTGCTACTGATTGTGTTGTAGTAAATCATGGTACTGGTGGAACTGCTGGTTCATACTTAGTAGGAGTTAGCGAAATTGCTGCTGGCTCTTTTAAAGTAACTGTAACCAATGCTTCTGCTGGTAACTTAAGTGAAGCAATTGTAATTAACTTTGTTGCATTAAAAGGTGCATCTAGTTAATGGGAATCTTCGCTTTCAGACGAATGAGAGAACAGGAGGCTACTAAATCAGTAGCCCCTGAACCTCTTAAAAAAACAAAACGTAAGCCTAAATTAAAACAAAATGGCAATAACGATAGACGCAACAGTGGGGGGAGCATCAGCGAACAGTTACATAACACTGTCTGATGCAAACGCAATTGTAGAAGGATTAGTTCTTGATGATGATGTTTCAGTATGGGATAGTTCAAATACTGACAACAAAAACAGAGCTTTATATACTGCGGCAGTTAGAGTTGACCGAGAAAGATTTTTAGGTGCAAAAGTAACTAATACCCAAGCATTACAATGGCCTCGAACAGGAGTAAGGAAACCTGATACTTATATCAATACCTATGCAACAGGCTTTCCTTTTCGAATAACAACTGATTATTTTACAGATACAGAAGTTCCAGAACAAGTAAAAAAAGCACAAGTAATTCTTGCAGTTTATTTGAATAATAATAGGAATGGGTTAGGATTAAGTGGCTTAGAGGATTACAAAAATGTAAAAATTGGTAACCTAGAAGCAACACCGAATTTTTATGGTTCGGTTGGTGCTGATAGAGTACCACCACTATTTGAACGTTACTTTACTGGGTTACGTCATAGTGGACCCGGCAACGTCGCAATTAAAAGGAGTTAACAATGACCTATTATCCAGCCGCCAAAATTATCAATGATACTGCTGCACATACAGGCAGATTTGGTTGTATAAAGGCACTTCAAGATTCAGTTATCAACACACTTGTAGCTGAAAACATTACTGGTGATTTAACAAGTTTACAGTTTAAATCTAATACTGCTATTGAAGGTGTTATTACAAGTGTCAAATTAGACAGTGGAACTGTTATAGCTTATTTACTATGAGTCTTGCTAATGCTTTAAAAAAAGCTGCATCAAAAACACTCAGTAAATTGGGTGGTAATGTAACTATTAGAAAAGTAACTGCTGGTTCATACAATACAACAACTGGTGAAATTTCAGAAACAACTGCTGACACAACAATTAAAGGTGTTTTAGAAAATGTAACACGATCACAAGTAAATGATTTAATTGAACAACAAGATAAAATTTTAACAATATCTGCTAATGATTTAGATTATGTTCCAACTACAAAAGATAGAGTAGTAATTAGTAGTGTTGAATTTAAAATTATAGCTGTTACTACAAATGAACAAAATAATACACCTATTAGTTTTGAAATTATATTGAGGTAATTATGGCTAGAGAAATAAGACTTTCTGGAATAGGAGATCATTTCAAAGGAAAAGTAGAAACAACAGTTCGTAAGGCTACTTTTATATGGAAAGAAAAAGTTGTTAAAGCTACACCTCGTGATACCGGTAATTTAGCTAGATCATGGGACACAGATATTGAACCATTTGTTGGTGAAATTTTTACAAATGTGGAATATGCTGAACCAGTTTGTTATGGAACTAATTTGCCACCTAGTTGGAAAGGACAATTTAGAACATCTCCAAAAAATAATACAATAAAAGGCTTTCCAGAATTAATTGCTAAACAGATAGAAAGTGTGATTAAAGATGAATTTAGGAGATCATAATGGCCGCAGTTGATTTAAATACAGTCAGATCAACCATTGAAGGAAGGCTTGCAACAGAACTAGCATCAAGCCCTGCTATTCCTATTGTATTTAATAATATGTCTTTTGATTCAACTACAGAAGATACATTTGTTCAATGTCAAACAAGTTTTGGAACAGGCAGATATTTAGGTAATGGTGTAAATATTGTAGTCGGATTAGTTGTCATTAATATATTTACTGAAGAAGGTATTGGCTCTGGTGCAAACTTTACAATTGGCAAAAGAGTCCGAGACTTATACAATAAAGTGACAGTATCAGATGTTATTTTTGATTCACCTATTGGACCTGAGGTTCTTTCATCAAGTCCAGAAGGTAAATTTCAAACGCAATTAAGAATTACATTTGAAATATTTGAGGAACTTTAATTATGGCAAAACTTGAAATCACTGAAGATATGTTAGATGCAATTGAACATATAAAGGGAAGAAGAGAATCACAGTACTGGGATCCTGAATGTAGAAAATATTATGAGGCACAACAAAATAAAAAAAAAGAAGCTAAAAAAACAAAAAAAGGTTAATATAAAATAAATACTTCTTTTTGTTATGGCTGTAAAAGGTGATGTTGGAAAAATTATGTTCCACAATGCTGCTGGTACTGAAGCAGACGTAAGTGATCTTAGGTCTTGGAACTTATCAGTTTCCAAAGATACTATGGAAACCACAAAAATGGGTGATACTTCCAAAACTTTTGTCGGTGGACTTATTTCAGGAGAAGGTTCTGCAACTTTACTTTACAATCCATCTGGAAACTCAGATTATCAAGCATTTATAGATGATGCTTTAGTTACTGGAGATCAAGCTGACGCATTATTTGAACTATTCCCAGATTCAGCACAATCTGCCAAAAAGATTGGATTTTCTGGCATAGTAACTAATGCAGAATATGGTGCAACACTTGGGGAAATTCAAGAAGTCAACATCACATTCATTACAAGTGGTGCCATTACATCAGCCATATAGTATATTAGGGTAATACAATTAAAACCCTATGGCAAAAAGAAATGTAGACCTTATTACTGAAGCATTTAGCGAAGTAATGGGTAAAAGAAGAAAGTATGTACTCAATAAACCTGATGGATCAATTTTAAAAGAATTATATTTTCCACCATTAACTAGACATGACAGAATACAGGCACAAATTTCATCTGGAACAGATGAGGCTTTAGTAATATCAACAAGATTATTATGTCAACTAGCAGAGAATGAAGATGGTTCAAAAGCATTTGCTTCTGCTGATGCTGAAAATTTAAAAAGGTTTTTACCAGAACAAGTTTTAAATGAATTAGAAATATTTATGATGGGAATAAATGCAGATTTTGATTCAGCAAAAAACGAATCAAGCGAGATAACTGGCTAAATTTCGAGTTTTTTCTCGCAACACAACTTGGAAAAACATTAAGTGAATTAAGAAAGTCTTTAACAGATGAAGAACTTTTACATTGGGCTGCATATTACACATTAAAGAATGAAAGGGAAAAGCAAGAAATGAATCGTCAAAGACATAAAACAGGCTAAGATATAATAAAGATATTTGTTTTTGTGGCACAATCTACGGTCAGATTAATAGTTGATGCTCAAAATGCAATTAGACCTTTGCAGCGCACTGACCAGATCACAAGAAATTTAAGTAGAAATACAGACAAATTAAAAGGCAGATTAGATAAAGCAAACAGATCATTTCATTCAGTTGGTAGAGGGGCAAAAACGGCCAGTGCTGGTGTAAATACATTAGTCGCTTCACTTAGACCACTTTTAACTGCTCTAGCACTTATTGGTACTGCTAGATTTATATTTGTAAAAACTGCTGAACTACAAACTCAAAGAGTTGCTTTAGTTCAATTAACTGGTTCTGTTGAAAAAACAAATAAAATTATTAAAGAATTACAAGCGTTTGGTAATGTTACACCATTTACCAGTAGTGAATTAATAACACAAGCTAAGAGATTAAAAGCATTTGGATTTGAAACTGAAAATTTAGTTGATATGGTGAAAAGGCTTTCAGATGTTGCTGGTGCCACAGGAGCTGATTTAAGTGGGATATCAACCGCATTTGGTCAAATATTTGCTAAAGGCAAACTACAAAGAGAGGAAGAATTACAACTTTTAGAAAGAGGAGTAGATATTACAAGTGAACTAAAAAGAATAACTGGTAAGAGTGGTGAAGATTTTGAAAGCATGATGAGAAAAGGACAAATAAGTTCTGAAATGGTACTACAGGCATTAAAAAATCTTACGAATGAGGGAGGTGTATTTTTTGGAGGAGCAACAAAACAATCACAAACCTTAAATGGTCAAATATCTACATTGGTTGACAATGTAGAAACACTTGCAAGAACTATTGGAGATGCTTTGGAACCATCTTTAATGGCAGTTTTAAAAATAGCAAATAAAACATTGTCAGCAATAAATAGATTATTGTCGAGTGATTTTCAAAGACAAATAAGTGGATTTAGATTAAATCTTATAACCCCCGGTGGACTTAAAAGTGATTTAGAAAAAATAGAAAACTTTACAAAAAATATACAACCACTTGGTCTTGATACTGAGGCTATTGATCTTCGTATAAGTCAATTACAGGGAACCTCCGAACAAATAAAAAAAATTACAAACAAAATAAATAAAGGTGGAGTATTAAATAGACCATTTTTTACAACAAAGGAAGAGGAAACACAAGTTTTAGAAACACAAGAAGCTATAACACAAAAAATAAATGAATTAACTGAACGAAAAAATCAATTATTAACTGTAACAAGTGAAAAAACTACAGATATAAGTAATGGGTTAAAAAATAATAAAACTGATGCTGATAAATTGGCTGAATCCTTCGGTAAAATCGGAGATACAATTGCTACTGGAATTTCTGATGCTTTAGTAGATGCTATTAATGGCACTAAGACTTTAGGTGAATCATTAAGAAATATTGTTAATGAATTAGCAACTTCATTTTTAAGACTTGGGATTAATTCAATGTTAAAGAGTACAGGTTCCAAATTATTTGCTAATTTGCCCGGATTTGCAAATGGTGGTAGACCACCAGTAAATAAACCATCTATTGTTGGAGAAAGAGGACCAGAGGTCTTTGTTCCATCTATTGCTGGCAATATTATTGCAAACGATAAACTTGGAGGATCAACAAATAATGTTGTTGTTAATGTTGACGCATCTGGTTCATCTATAGAAAGTGATGCTGCAAGTAGTGAACAATTAGGTAGATTAATAGGAGCAGCAATACAATCAGAACTAATTAAAGAAAAAAGACCCGGAGGTTTATTAAGTTAATGGCTACTTTCCCATCAATTCAACCTGTTTACAATGCACGAAAAACTACAACACCAAAAATTAATCTAACTCAGTTTGGTGATGGTTATCAACATAGAATTAAATTTGGACTTAATACAATTCCATATCAATGGACATTAACTTTTGATGTAAGCGAATCAGATTCAGATACTATAGAGTCATTTCTTGAAGCAAGAGCATTAGATTGTGAGTCTTTTGATTGGCAACCTCCGGGCAGTGGTGCTGCATATAAATGGATTTGTCTAAAATGGACAAAAACAATTCCATATGTAAATAGAGCCGAATTAGTTATGACATTTCAGCAAGTATTTGAGCCATAATGACAAGTCCTGTATCAGAACTTCAAAAAATTAATCCAAGTAGTATTATTGAGCTTTTTCAACTTGAGCTTGTAACTGCAATACATGGACAAAATACAAAATTTTATTATCACAATGGTGTAAATACAAATGAAGGTGGAAATGTAATTTTTAATAATATTGAATATATTAAGATGCCTATTGAAGCAACTGGTTTTGATTTTACTTCAAAACAGTTACCAAGACCTAGATTAAAAATATCAAATGTTTTAGGAACATTTACAACTTTAATATTAACTTTGCCACAAGGTTTGGAAGGAGCAATAGTAAGACGTATTAGAACTTTAAGTAGATATATTGACAATACAAATTTTGTTGGTGGTGATATTTTATTAGAAAACGGAAGTTTTTTAATACAAGAAAATGGTGGTCTTATTGATATGGAAGCAGGCGTAAATCCATTTGGTACACCTGACCCAACAGCTACTTTTGACGAACAGGTTTTTTCTATTGACAGAAAAATTGCAGAAAACAGGAATGGAATTGAATTTGAATTGGGTGCTGGTTTTGACTTAGATGGTGTACGTTTACCAAAACGTCAGGTCTTACCTGATGATTTTCCGGGTGTTGGTTCGTTTTTTGCATGACTTGGAAAGATAAAGCATTAGAACACGCAATAAAAGAACAGCCAAGAGAATCTTGTGGCCTTGTTGTAGTTAAAAAAGGTAAGGAAATTTATTGTCCATGTAAAAATTTAGCTTACGACCCTTCAGATCAATTTATTATTGATGCAAATGATTGGGTCAGGATTGAAGATAATGAAGGAGAAATAGTTGCTGTTGTACATAGTCACCCAACTACAAGTGCAAAACCAAGTGAAGCTGATAGAGTTGCCTGTGAAAAATCAAATCTGAAATGGTGGATTGTTCAACCTCAATTAAAAGATTGGCAGTATTGCGAACCATGTGGATATAAAGCACCACTAATTGGCAGACAATGGGTGTGGGGTGTTACTGATTGTTGGAGTTTATGCAGAGATTGGTATAAAGAAGAATTAGGAATAGAACTTATTGATTGGGTAAGACCAAACAATCCAGATGATTTTGTAAGGAATCCTATGTTTGTTGACTGTTTTGCAAAAACAGGATTCAGAGAATTATTACCAACAGAGGATTTACAGTATGGAGATTTATTATTAATGTCAATAAGTAGTAGCGGATTAAATCATATTGGTGTTTACTTAGGACAGCAAACAGTTTTGCATCATTTACAAAATAGATTATCTAGTCGTGATCTATTAGATGAATGGTTGCTAAAATGTACAGGTAAGAGGATTCGTTATGTTAAGAAAAATTAAGGTATACGGAGAACTTGCAAAGTTTTTAGGTCAAAAAACCTTTGAAGCAGAGGTTAAAAATGTAGCACAAGCAGTTAGATTCTTAGTTGTTAACTTTCCTGAGTTAGAAAAACATATGGGAGATAGGTATTACAAAGTATTAGTTGGAAGTTGGGAAATAAATAAAGATGAAATACATTATCCCAATAGTCAAGAAGATATAAAAATTGTCCCTGTAATTGGTGGAGAGGGTGGAAGAGGTACAAGAGCATTAATTATTGGTGCAGTTTTAATTGGAGCAGCAATTCTTGCCCCCGGCGCAGGAATGGTTGGACTACAATTTGCTGGTACTGGTGGAGCAGCCGCAAGCCCATTTATGGCGGCTGTTGGGAATATTGGTATTGCTTTGGCTTTAACAGGACTTTCTCAAATGCTTACACCTGTAGAAAGTATAAAAGAGGAAGAACAAGACCCAAGAAAGTCTTTTAGTTTTAGTGGTATTGTAAATACATCTCGTGCTGGTGTTCCAGTACCTGTTATTTATGGAGAAACAATGGTAGGTTCTATTGTTATTTCAGCTAACATAGAAAACGAACAGGTAGAAGTATGAAGATAATCGGGTCAGGCGGTGGTGGAAAAGGCGGTGGAGGTGGTGGAGGTACACCACATGAGGACAAAGATAATCTTGACTCAAAATCTTTTGCAAGAGTTCTTGATTTAATTGGTGAAGGAGAAATTAGTGGTCTTGTTGATGGCGCAAAGTCAATATTTTTTAATAACACACCTTTACAAGCTGCAGATGGTTCTTTCAATTTTAAAGATGTTACATTTGAAGTAAGAACTGGAACATCTAGTCAGACTGTTATACCAGTAACAAGAAATGTTGCTGTCACAAAAGGAGTGGCACAGGCTGGTACACCAATCCCACAAGGAAGTGCTGGAAGAGTTATTCAGATAACTGATTCAGATGTTGATGCAGTTTCGCTTCAAATTACAATACCAGCATTACAAGAATTTAGTGATAAAGGAGATATTTTTGGGACAAGCGTACAAATTGCAATTCTAGTTCAATATAGTGGTGGTGGTTATCAGACTGTATTATCTGGTAATGATGCAAAAATATCAGGCAGAACACCAGACCCATATACAAGAGATTATTTAGTAAATCTAAGTGGAGCTTTTCCTGTTAATATAAAAGTTCAAAGAATAACCGCAGATAGTTCATCATCAAAATTACAGAATGATATTCAATTCAACAGTTATGTTGAAATTAAATATGACAAAAGAAGTTATCCAAATAGTGCTTTAATCGGTTTAAAAGTAGATGCAGAACAGTTTTCATCAATTCCAAACCGAAAATATTTAGTAAAAGGTATAAAAGTAAAAATTCCACATAATGCAACTGTTCGTGCTGATGGCAGTTTGGAATACACAGGAACATTTAATGGAACTTTAGGGGCTGCACAATATACAAATGACCCTGCTTGGTGTTTATATGATCTTTTGACATCATCAAGATATGGATTAGGAGATCATTTAAATGAAAGTGGAATTGATAAATTTAGTTTTTATGCTGCTTCAGTGTATTGCTCACAACAGGTAGATGATGGAACAGGTACTGGTGCAACAGAACCACGTTTCTCATGTAATGTATTAATTAATAATCAGCAAGAAGCATATAACGTAGTAAATCAAATGTGTTCTGTTTTCAGAGCTATGCCATATTATGAAACTGGAAGTTTAACAATTACACAAGACTCACCAAAAGATGCAAGCTATTTGTTTACGCTTGCAAATGTAATGCCACCCGGATTTACATATTCAAATTCAAGTCAAAGACAAAGACCAACTGTTGTAGTTGCCAAATACTTAGATTTAGATTTAAGGGACATTAATTATGTAGAACAATTTGATACTGCTAACCAATCAAGATATGGAACTGTAATTAAAAATATAAATGCTTTTGCTTGTACTTCAAGAGGTCAAGCATCTCGCTTAGCAAAATGGTTGCTGTATATGAGTAACGTAGAACGTGAGGTTGTATCTTTTAAAACTTCTATTGATGCTGGTGCTGTTGTCAGACCCGGCCAAATTATAGAGATTGCTGATCCTGTCAGAAGTGGAGAAAGAAGAGGTGGGCGTATCGTATCTGCAACTACTAATTCTGTTACTGTTGATGATGCGACTGGATTGACTGCAGAAGCTGGTGCAACATTAAGTTGTGTTTTGCCTGATGGAACAGCAGAACAGGTTACAGTATCAGGACTCACCAATAAAGTTTTCAGTTTAGGTCAGCATTTTTCTGCTGCACCTAATCCTAACAGTATATGGATATATGAGACAAATAGTATTCTTACAACTACATGGAGGGTTTTAGAAGTTATAGAAGAAGATAGAACAAACTATAGTATTACGGCAAGTGAATATAATTCTGGAAAATATAATCATATTGAAAGTGGTATTGCACTGCCAGTTCGTGATGTAACAAATTTAGATATACCACCAAGTCCACCTACAAATGTAAGTGCGACAGAAGTTATTTATGAGAATACTGGTATTGCAAGAGTTAAGATTGTTGTTAGTTGGACAAGCACTTCTGATACACATTACATTCGTTATAGATTACAGAATGGAAACTTTATCTCAAGAACTGTCGATAATTCAAAAAGTTATGAAATTTTAGATACTATTGCTGGTAATTATCAAATTGAGGTTTACAGCGTTAGTTCATCTGGTTTACGATCTTCAACTTTTAATACTCCACAAAGTCCGTTTTTTGTAGCTAATGGAAAGACTGCACCACCACAAAATGTTAGCGGTGTAAGTTTACTTCCAATTGATGAAACAAGTGCAATTTTAAGTTGGAATCGTGCAACAGAACTTGATGTATTGTTGGGAGGTAAAACATTAATAAGACATTCTAGTAAAACAACAGGAGCGCAATGGAAAGATAGTCAAAATATAGTTGTAGCGGCTGCTGGTAACCAAACACAAAAAATTGTTCCTTTGCTTGCTGGAACATATTTAATTAAATTTGAAGATGATGGAGGCAGAGAAAGTCCGGCTCCCGGCTCGCAAGATTCTGATTGGAATAATACTAGAGTAACAACTAATCTTCCAGCACCAACTGAAAGATTACAAGTAGGAAGTATAGATGAACATACAGCAAACTTTACAGGTAATAAACCTAATAATAAAACTGTATATGACTCTTCATTAGATGCCTTAAAATTAGCTATTACAAATAATGCAGTAAATACATCAGGAGAGTATGAATTTGCTAATTCAATAGATTTAGGTCAACCATATGATGTGAATTTAAGAAAAGTTCTTGAAGCATCTAGTTTTAACTTAAATAATTTATGGGACGATAGAGTTGATTTAATAGATGATTGGGGATATATAGATCAAGTTGGTGGCGTTACTGAAGCCACAAAATGTAATGCTGCAGTATATGTTAGTTCTACAAATGATGACCCTGCTTCAGGTTCAGCAACATTCAGCGATTATAAAGAATTTAGTAATGTACTTATAACTGGTCGGGGTTTTAAATTTAAAGCATTATTAACAAGTAATGACACTAACCAAAATATAGCTGTTACAAAGTTAGGAGCTACACTAGAATTACAAGGAAGAACAGAATCCATTTCGACCCCAGTTACAACTGGTTCGCAACAGTATTCAGTTTCTTTTACTAATGCGTTTAAGCAAACACCAACTGTAGTAGTGACTCCAACAAATCAACAATCTGGTGATTTCCATGAACTTGCTAATATAAGTAGGACAGGATTTCAAGTTACTTTTAAAAATGGTAGTTCAGCAGTTGCAAGATCATTTGTTTGGGCAGCATCAGGTTTTGGTAAGGAGGTGACGTAATGAGTAATGCCTCAGATTATAATTTAGCTAATCAAGTCGGTTCTACTTTTAGAACCGAATTAAATAATATTTTAGGAGATATTCAGACTACAAATAGTGGGTCATCTACACCTACAACAAATGCTATAGGTAAATTATTTGTAAATACTTCAAATAATACTTTAAATATTTGTACAAATGCTAGTAATCCTACATACTTATTGCTTGGCAAAACAGATGTAGAAAATATGGGTCATGCAACAACTGTCGACCCAGACTTTACAGGGACAATTGATTCTGCTGGTGATATTGTAATGGCAGGCAATGGAGCTTTAAAACTTCCAACAGGAACCTCAAGTAATAGGCCAACAGCCGCAACAGGACAAATAAGATTTAACACTCAAACAGTAGAGTTTGAAGGGTACAATGGTACAGCTTGGGGAGGTTTAGCTTCAGGTGTTCCTGTTGGTACAATTCTTGCACACGCATCAAACACACCTCCATCTGGTTTTTTAGAATGTAATGGTTCAAATATAAGTAGATCAACATATGCAACATTATTTTCTACTATATCAACAACTTTTGGAGTTGGTGATGGTTCATCAACATTTGCTTTGCCAGATTTAAGGGGACAATTTATAAGAGGTTGGGCTAATACAGGAAGTACTGATGCTAGTAGAGTTTTCGGTTCAACGCAAACAGACCAAAATAAAAATCATACTCATACAACAGATTCAACAAGTTTAACTGGTACTGTTACACATTTATCAGGCTCTCTTGCAAATAATCCCGGAAGTGCTACTGGTGTTTTTTCTGTACCATCATCACAAAGTGCAGTTGGTGCAAGAAGCAGTGGCTCAGCAACTGCGGCTAATTTAAGTATTGATGCAAGTCACTCACATACTGTTTCAAGTAGTGGTGGTGGAACTGAAGCAAGACCAACAAATATTGCTTTAATGTACATAATCAAATTTTAATTATGACAAATCAAAAGATAAGTCAATTTACAGAATTAACAGCACCAGCAAGTACAGATGTCTTGCCTATTATTGATGCAAGTGATACAACCAATAAAAAAATAAGTTATGCAAATTTATTAAGTAAAGCACCAGACGGATCTACTTCTGCTCCCGCATTTAGTTTTAACTCTGACCCAAATACAGGTATCAGTGGTGGTTCAGATACACTTACTTTCAGCACTGGTGGAACTGGCAGAATGTCTATCAGTTCTGCTGGTCTTGTAAATATTGTTGGAGACTTGACAGTTGGAGGGACAACAACAACTATAAATACTGCAACACTAGATGTAGAAGATAAAAATATTACTCTTGGAAAAGTATCAACTCCAACTGATACAACTGCTGATGGTGGTGGATTAACTTTAAAAGGTGCAACCGACAAAACTTTTAATTGGGTAAATTCAACTGATTCATGGACAAGTAGTGAACATTTATCTGTCTCTGGCCAAAAAGAAGTTAGATATTTAGATGCTGATTCTTCTAATTATGTTGGTTTTAAATCACCAGCAACAGTCTCATCAAATGTAGTTTGGACATTACCAAGTGCTGATACATCTGTAAGTGGATATGTTTTGTCTAGTAATGCTTCAGGAGTATTATCATGGGTGGCTCCGGGTCAAAGTGCTAGTCCCGATTTTACTGGTACATTAACTCTTACTGATGATGGAAATATTAGAGGTTTTGCCTCTACTCAGGCCACATATACTGGGTCTGTTAAAACTTTTACTGTTACTGTGGCAACTAAAACTGCAGCACATAGATATAACGGAAGTGGCTCAAGTAATGGATATGTTATTGATGGCAAAGAAGCACCATTCTTAACTTTAACTCCGGGCAGAACATATAAATTCGACCAATCACATTCAAGTAATTCTGGACACCCACTTCGTTTTTACCTTGAGTCAAATAAAACTACATCACATACAACAAATGTAACTGTAAACGGAACAGCAGGGCAAAGTGGAGCTTACGTTCAGATTTTAATTGAAGATACCACACCAATGGTTCTGCATTATCAATGTTCATCACATCAGTTAATGGGTAATTCAATTCAAACTAACTCAGCAACTGCTACAGGAACTTTATTATCAAGCTTAACTGTTTCTGGAAACTTTAGTGTTAGTGGAAATATTTTAATGACAGGAACAGGTGCAATTGATGTTGCTGCTGGCACTACAGCAGATAGACCCGGCTCTGCAAGTGCTGGTATGTTTAGATTTAATACAACCACCTCAGGTTTTGAAGGATATGACGGAAGTTCTTGGGGAGAAATTGGTGGAGGAAGTGCAAGTTCAGTAACTGTAGCTGATGAAAGCACAGATACCACTTGTTTTCCATTATTTACTACTGGTGCAACTG